CTCAGCTTCTTGGTGCATACGAATAATTTCAGCAGGACTCTTGCCTCTGTATCGTTCAGGAATTTCTTCCTCTTGTGGTTGGTTGTCAACTACAGCTTCGTCAGCTGCTTGTTGGTCTTCTACAATGTTAGAAACTTCCTCAGATGAGTCGTCTAAACTTTCGTCAATAAATTGTGCCATATAGTCTCCGTGCTTAATAGCATTATGGAAAAATTCTAAGAAACTCTTACGAGTTCCGCTTATTTTCTATCGTCATCTTCTCTTGTCTGACAGCTTCCCATTTTCTGTAGGCCCCGGGGAAGTCACCAGTAAGCCCTTCAAGTTTAACTTGAGGGGTGGAGATTTGTCTCGATGATAGAAGGCCACATTCAGGACAAGTTATTTCCTCTTCCATGCTTGAGGTAAAATGTTCTGTGATGTGACCCTTGGAACAAGCATAATCAAATGCCCTAACCGCCATACTCTGCCTCAAAGTGCTGTTCAATAAGAGGCTGATAGCCGATAAGACGAGTGAGTAGCTCGACCTGTCCCTTTCTTTGCCAGAATTGTTCTGAACTAGGGATGGTACTTACATCTTGTAGACCTTTGAGGTTGTCCTCTAAGTCCTCTAGATAAAGTTTCCAGCCTTGTGTTGAAAACAAGCTGATAAGATTGTCGTAATATTCTCTGTCTGTCATAACATTTCTCCTATGTTGGATGTTATGTGGTTATTATACCACAAAAAACTTGACATGTCAAGCCTTTTGTGTACTTTTTAGTTACATTCCCTGCATCTGCTTAGTTACAATAGCTTCTTTGCTGGTAATTTCACGTTCTTTCAGGACCAACTCAGCCAGACGTGCTCGCTTTTCAAACTCTTTATCGTCTCTATCGTCTGGTGGCAGGCTGTTTGACACAGCTTTAATACGGTCTGTCTCCAGTTGTGTAGGAATAGCCTGTGCTTCTGTCTGATATTTGATAGCACGACCCTGACTCTCAGCAGCCTGAGCCTGTAACAGCTGTACTTGGGCCTGAACCGTAGCCATTTGCTGTTCCATCTGGACTTGTTGAGCCTGCTGTGCCTGTGGGTTGGGTTGATTAATCTCTCTCAACTTACCAATCATGTCTTCTCTATTAGACAAGGACATATTATCAATAACAGCCTCAACCAACATTGGGTACATTGGAGAGTCTTGGCCCAAAGTCTGCAACAACTGGACCAACTGTGTTACTTCATACTCACGGGCAATGACACCAAGGGAGCTGCTTGCCACAAACTTAAAGTCTTGAGCAGGGAAGTTCTCTGGGTCATACTGCATGTAGCGATAAGCTGTCTTCTCAATAAGAGGAATGAGGAAGCTGTCTTGGAAATTAATTAGGGTGCGTTTGTGACGCTTAATAATGGCACCCAAAGACATGCTAACAGCGCCTGCCGCTGCTTCCCCGTTAATAACACCAGACATACCGCCAGCGTCTACAGCACCTGTAGCCATCTGAACCATCTTCTGGAGCTGCTCTGCTTGAGCAAAAGTAATTTGATCAACAGCACCAAACTTAAAGGGCATCAGCACTTCATTTGGGTTACCATTGGTCAAGATGTTCTTGCCGGGTCTTACTTCCAGCTTAGAACCTCTAGGCATACGTGTAGCGTCCATAGCCATCATTGGATGGACAGTCATAGCCAAGGCATCAATACGAGCACGAAGCTCTGCATCCAAGGCCTTCTGGCTGTTGTAGCCCTTCTCACAAATGCCACGACCCCAGAAGCGTCCGGGAACCACATCCCAAGGGAAGGCAACCAGAGGACGGTCTTGCATCATGTATGGGTTGGCTTCAACCTTCAACAAGACACCACCGTTAGCGATGATGATGATAGCCTCTGTATACTCAGGCTCTTTCTCATCTTCTGCTTCGTCATCTTCTGGCTCTTCGTAGTCTTCGCCCATCATTGCTTCTTTGAACAAGTCAGTAGGCACTAACCCATAATATTTAGTCAGACGCACCTTGTCGTCTGTGTACATTGTCAGGTCTTGATCAGGCTCTAAGTCTTGATCAGGAGCTGCTTGCTCGATGTCAACGTCAAGGTAGACACCCTTCTCAATGTTCTGTTCCACTTGATGCTTAGGTACAAACTCATCAATGGCAACACCCAAGGCTTCTTCAATGGTAGGAGAGGCTGGGTCAATCAAGAAGTTCTGTGGCAGAATAGGACGCCACTTAACAACTGTACGTTCCTTCTGCATAACACCAATAGCCTGCATAGCGCCATCAAGCACTGGCTGTGACGCTGGAACCAGCTCTGTCACTTCGTCCAGCACAAGCTCCATACAACCTGTACCATAGACGGCTGAGTTCAACAAGGCTTCAGCAATTTGTCTACGGCCTTTGTTAAACTTAAACTCTTCTTCCAAACACTGACGCATGTACGCAATGTCTGAGTTCTCTTTATCTCTATGGTCATCCTTAATATCAAACCACTTACCACGACCAAACGTAGCTTCTTCCACCTCGGCAACACTGCTCTCAACAGCTTGCTGCAAGGCAGGGGCAATGAGTCTACTACGCTCACTCTCACGAGTCTTGTCCTGTGCGTCCCATTGACCACGCCATAGACGATAGTATTCCTCATGCTTATAAGCATAGTTGCTGGTATAATGATCACGCCACTTGTCAGCCTTCTCAATAACCCAGCCAGCCAGTTTAGTGTGTTGTTGTGTGTTTTCTTCTAAGCTCATAGGTTTCCTTATTAATAACCAGACCAACTATCAATTGGTTCATATTCTTCTTCCTCTTCCCAATCAGACACATATGCCTGCTTAGAGAGCTGTTCAATGTAGGACAACGAGTCAATCAAGTCATCATGCACCATAGAATTGGGAAACTGAAAAAGCTGATCCAAGAAGGTAGCATTCCATTCCCCTTTGTTTAGTTTAATCTGTCCATGCTCAAAGCGTCCCTGCAAGGCCCAGACAATACGATCACTCTTCTTTTTATTCCCGTGTGTAAGTTCTTCCACTCTAAAGAATGTCTGGTTCTTACGCATGATGTCTGTCAGGTAGGGCATCACGGCTTGCTTAGCAATGCCACGCTCAATACCAACAGCCATAGGCTCATACTTCTTTACAGCCTTGAACAGCTTAGTGGCTGTCTCTTCAACAGTCCAGCGTCCATGAATGATGTCCTTAACCCACCAACCATCTTCGTTAGTCTTAACAATGGCAAAGGAACTATCGTCCAGCTTCTTGCTCTTGCTGCTCTTGCTCTCATCTGCAAAGCCAGCTAAGTCACATGCAATGTAATAGTCACCGTCTTTTGGTTCTTCCTCGTCAAACTTAATCCATTCATCCTTGAATAGATTACCACCTTGTGCTTCAAAGGAGGCCATAAATTCTTGTCTAAACGCAAAGCTAGACATGCTCTTCTTGGCTGCTTCAATTTCATTCGGGTCTAGAATAGGGTTGTCATAGGAGGTGAAATGCCAACCAGCGAATGTCTCATCATCTCCTTTACAGGCATGTTGATAGAGGTCATAGAAATGATTACGACCCATAGGTGTACCAATAAACAAAGCACATCCCTTCTGGTCAGCCAAAGCAGGACGCAAGATTTGCTCCCACACCTCTGGCTTCATATCTGCATATTCATCCATCACCAAGAACTTTAGAGACACACCACGCATTGTCTCTGGTCTATCAGCCCCTTTAAGACTGATGGTGGCTCCGTTAACTAACTTAATCTGGAGGTTGTTGATGTGGCTGCCACTGATGACACTATGTCCAACTTCCAACAATGTTTGCCACATAATGTCACGGGCTTGTCCTTGTGTTGGAGCAACATAAAACACGTGTCCCTTATTTGCCTGCAACGCATTGACGATGAGCAAGTAAGCGGCAAGGCGACTCTTGCCAGTTCTTCGTCCGGCAGCAACAACCTTGAATCGTGTCTTATCATTCCACACCTTCTGCTGCCAAGGCAACAGTTCAATCTTAAGTTCGCTCATTAGAAACCTAGTTTCTGTAGAGCATTCTGATACCAAGGGGCTGGCTCAACATACTGTGTTTGATATGGAGGCAGGTCTTTAGCATCGAGTCTGTCAGTTCTATTAGGAGCAATGCTTCTATAGGCTTCAATCAAACGCTCATCATTATTAAACAATTGTTTACGTAATACTGGGTCTTGCGTAGCATCCACTCTATGAAACATCTCATAAGCATTCAAGTCTGCCATAATTTCATTGAATGGACTTTCATTTGGATTGGCAAGTCTACCTTCTGGAGAAACATTCTTAAACAATGTATTAAAACGTTTCTGAACTTCAGGAGAAGCAAAGCGTTCTTGAAAAGCTCGTTGATCTTTATAAGCAGAACCCATAGCAGCTTGAGAATTATCATCTCCAAATCTGCCCTTCTGCAAAGCTTGTAAGAAAAAAGAATCAGTTGGTGGTTTACGATAACCAGACACTGCTTCCATCTCAGTTCCTTTACCTGAAGGAGCATAACGCTTCAAGGCTTTCTGTTCCATCTGATGAGAGAACTCATGCTGTAAGGCACGTTCAACATCAGGCATCTTAGCTCTCTCTGCTCCGAGGAACACCGTGTCAGGAACACCACGCATAACAAAAGCATTGTCAGGCTGGTTGTATTGTCTCATGATGTTGTAGTTAGGCAGGTAGGCAGAGAACATGCCTTCATTCTTAGAACGGTAATCAGCCATAGAAATCTGCTCCTTCTGAACCAGCCATCAATGGATTGTCTAGTCCTTCATACACATCAGCCTCACTACGTTGTTGAGGGGTAATTCTAAACTTAATGTAGTCTCTCATCTCTTTGTTATCTGGATGATCAACACTGTACATACCCTTCTGGATACGTTGATAATATTCTCTAGCTTTAGGACCAGCACCATTCCAAAGCTGTTCAAAAGGCTGACCAAGGCGTTTAGCTGTGTCATACTTCTCTTTAATGGCAGCAGCAAAGCCAGCTGAATATTCATCATGGCCTAGCTCTTTTAAATTATTAACAACCTTCTGGAGCTTCTTGTTGTTAACATCCCATTCATTATAGCCGAAGTTACTACGGCCTTCTTCCAAAGCCATACGTGTCAGTTGCTCTGGTGTCAGCTTAGGAAACTTAGGGTCTAGAGCCTGTGCATTACGGTAGGCATCCAACAGGTTTCCCATTGTCTCTTTGTCATATCCCTTACGGAGAGTTTCCATACCACCAGTTCTTAAATCTGGTCTACGTCCCCATAACATGTCTTGCTCAGACACTTCCTTATAACGTGGCTGTCCCCACCAAGAGGTTACAGGGTTTCCTTTATACAAGTTTGGTTGAGCACGCTGAGCAGCCAAGACACTCTTCAAATGGTCTTGTGGTACTTTATGTGGTGGATAGTAACCACCTTCAACTTGATAAATTCTTTCAGCCATTTTATTCCCTGTATTCCACGTCTTCCACGTTGTTGGTTTCTTCACCGATAATGGTAGTATCACCACCGACACCAGTAATAGTGATAGACACAGCAGGCCTACCACCACCTTCTTTATCTTTTTCAAAATGGCTTAGAGGCAACAGCCTGTCCATTAATAGTTTCCATGCAGCAGATTGATTCTTATGTTCATCATCTAAGGCTGCATCATAAATCTTTTCTAAGACCAGCCTGCTCTTAGGAGAAGCTAACATTCTAGCCCTGTAGTCTGCAATGATTGCTGAGTCTCCCTTTGGTCTACCTACCGTACCGGGTTTCTTCTTCTCAACAATCTCACCTCTACGGGGTCTGCCTCTTCCTCTTTTTTTAATTTCTTCGGTCATCTTTATCCTAACAACAAGGGAGATGTGACAAACAGATCAACATAAACAGTTGTCTATGTTATTCAGTCCAGCTTCTATGCTGATCAGTCCAACTTCTAAGCTAGACTAAGTTACTTCTAAAGTTACATACTATGTTTATTATTTATTTAATTAACTATTGTATGTTACCCTTTATAACTTACATAGTTACTATTATAGCATACTTTATGTTGTTTGTCAAGCACTATTTGTTGTCATATAAGTTAGCACTCACTAAGTTAGCTTGACATTCTAGTTTCTTTAATGTTATCAACAGGTTATCCACAACCTGTCCCCTATTAATAATGCTTTCATTTCTACCTTTTTTTGTATCTCAGAGGGTTCCGCTACATCTTGGTAGCATTTTACCCTCCCCCGGGGTACTCATTTAGTACTACCCTTGCATTGGGAAGTAGTACCTATGGTGTACTGGATGTGTGTACATGAAAAGCACCCTCAAATAGTAACCCGAAAGCATTACACCAACCCCCAAAAGCTACTACCTAAGTTCTCAGGGAAAACACCTAGATGCATACCAAAGTGTTACATGCACCAATATATGCACCAAATCGGTGAATGTGCGAGAAGCTAGCACCAAAGCTGTGCATAGGGCAAGAATCGTGCCAATAAATGCACCATAATGGACGTTGTTATTATAC